GTCAAGTTTGACGTTGAATGCGCTGATGTAGATTACTTCTTCAATCATTTTGTTTTGTGTTTAATCGTTATACTGAATATGTTCCTGAAATTTGAATAGCACCTGCGGCATCATAAGCAAGGGAAGCTTGAGCACCGCCACCTACGGGCATTTCTGCGAAGCGTATAATGGCTGTGCTTATGTTGCCCCACGCCATTGGCATATTAAGAGCAGTCATAGTTATATTATCAAATGCCCCAATAGTAAATGAAGGGTATGAACTTCCACCAATAGTAAACGGAAGATTTGTTATAGTAAGGTTTCCCGTGCCCGTCCCTGCTGAGTAAACCATAAAAATTTCAAATTGAACTAAACGACCAATTTTTGTATATCTGCCCTGTTGTTCACTATATGTTGCAGTTCCTGCGGTTGTGGTTCCTGCAATAGTCGGGCTAAAAGTGCCTTCTTCGTAGTCATTAAGGGCGTTGGCTACTGCGGTGTCCCCGTTGAAGGTTACTCCGTAAGCAGTTACTCGGAAGCGTTCTGCACCGCTCACATCAAAAGCAATAGGCTGATAGGCCCCTGCGCTTAAATAGGTTTGGCCAATTACTGCCCTCGTACCCGTATTGCCAAAGTATAATAATTCAGCGGTTGCGGCAGCCGATTCTATTCCTACCCCCGTAAATCCGAATGCTCCGTCAGATAATTGTTTAATACGAAGGCCGCTGCTTACACCACCTGAAGTAGGCGTACTCGTGCCGATGCCTACGTTGCCTCCTTCAAGGATGCGCATACGCTCATTGTTCACGTTTTGCGTAGTTGTAGTGTTGAAGGCAAGGAAACCACCGAAACCCGAACCTCCCGCATCAAAACCGCCAACAATTCGCCCACGAGTATTATTGCCTACGCCACCCGCTGATGTGATAGCAATTTCACCCGTATTAGCAGCATTTGTAGATACAAATCTTGATACTGTAACATCCGTTGATTGTACCTCTAACTTTATGCTTGGCGTATTCAAACCAATACCTACCGCAGTAGTTGACAAAGCAAGAACCGAATCATTACCCAATCCATCAGATAAGAATTTAGCCGTACCGCTAATCGGCCCGTTGTCCGTAATTTTTACGAGACCATCATAGGTATCCTTAATCTCTAATCCTGTTAGTGCAGTTCCCATATCCTATTGTTTAAAAGCCCAGCGATAGCCGTAGCAAGTTTTGTTTTTATCTAAGCAAGCCTCTCCTATGTGGGAGTCGTTTTTCAAGCCTATACTATTTGCGGCACTAAAAATAGAGCCATACTCCGAAATGTAATTCCAATCGGTGTCGTACTGCACTACTGATCTTTTGTGTCTTGATTCCATCGTTGCAAAGATAGACTTAATTTCTTTTGGGTCTAAGGAATCCGGCGAGTAGGTAAACACTCGAGACGCACAACTCTTGTTCTTTCCAGACAAGTGTTTCTGAAGTGAGCCTTTGCTTATGTTATGGAACCTCGCGGCTTCTGAAGTTGATTTGAAGTGATTTAAAACATTGCAGTTTTCGTCAACCTCGTAGACATCTACAGACTTAGACATTGATATCTTAAGCCTTGACTCCTCGTTGAATTTGTATCCAAAGATTCCCTCTCCGCCTTCGGTGAGGTTCATAAGCGTAAATCCCCAGCTCTTAAACAGAGATATATAATGACGCTCCCAAAACGAAAACTCAGAGATTGGCACTAAATCAATCTGATGTACCTCCACCTCTAAGCCCTTGTCTATTTTTGAGTTAATCCAATTATTCTTATACGTTGTCTTTTTATTTTCCGCAATCTTATTCTTAGACTCTTGGATGTGCTCAGACAATCTTTTGCCTACGGGCTTTTTAGTTACACCTATGTATACCTTTTTGCTGTCGCCGCAAGAAATCATATAGATAGAACACATTTCCATTACGTATTCCAAGTATCTGTAGAGGTGTTCCAAATTTGGATACTGGTATTCCACACCACCTCAATGTATGTGTTTAAGGACTGGCCCAATCTATTGAAGAGCTGCATCCCAAGGCCGAGCATCTCTTAAGCTATGTATGCTAGCACTGAACCAGAGGCACAGGCTACGCTAGTGAATAAACCATAAACGGCAGTTCCAGCTAAAAGAGTTTGACTCGTTAGACTGTCTCCGCTTTCCGAAACAACGCTTACTGTTGAATCCTGAAGGGCGTACACCACTCGGTATTCCTCACCCGCAACGGGGGTGGATGCGCTGGTTATCTTGCGAAATCCTTTCTGCCCAAAAGCGGCAAGCTGGAAGTTAGCTGGGTTGGTAATGTTTGAATAGCTCACAATGATAAAGGTTAAAGGTTAAAGAGAAAACGCTAATTCTCTACAAATATAACATTATTCTCCAAGCAAAATTTTCATCACATCATCTTCTTGCTCCTCGGTAAGCTCGGGGCGCTCGCCTTTACGTTGAGAGATGAGCTTGCTCTGTTCAATCGCTTGCTTCTTAACTCTTTCATCCTTTCTATCTTCCTTCTCGGTCTCTAGCTCCGCCTTCTGGGCGGTGGCGCTCTGCTGCTGCATACTGCCCACCCCAAGCTTCAATCTCTCTAACTCCATCTTTAGAGCATACTCCCTATCAAGAAGCTCAAGCTTAGCATTCTTATCTGCCTGAATCTTGACAAGCTCAGCTTGGCTGCCAATGTTAAGCTCTTGCATTTTGCCTTGAGAGGAGGCCTGCGCAGTCTGAATATTCATCTGAGCCTGCATCTGAGAGTTCTGAGAGGACTGCTCTTGCTTTTCGCGGATGCGTTTCTTGCGACGCACAACCAACAGCCTTTCAGCTTGGTCTACATCACGCAGCTGACGGATAGCGATAGCGTCCTCAAGATTAATCTCTCCAATAGAAAGGGCCGCCTGAATGTTAGCCTCTAGGTATGCACGGTCTCGGTCGTTCATCTCCGTAACCACCCTTACCCCGAAATTGTACATCGGCAAGTCTTTAAAAGAAGAGAGCACCTTCATATTCTCCATACCCACAGCGTTCTCGTATGCCTTAAAGACAACGGACTCTGGGGGAAGGATTTGAAGACACTTAACGATGTCCTCGCACACCTTACGGAACAGCACCATAGATGCGTTGGTAATGTCGTACAGCGCGTTGTTAGATGCTTGCATTGCCTGCTCCCTAACGCCAACTAGCTGCTCCCCCTTAGGGCTTGTTCCGTCCATAACCTCGTTGATGCCCGTAGCGTCACGAATCATACGCAGCGCGTGGTTGTAGATGGTGATGAGCTCGTTGATATTCCTGATACCGTTTTCGAGGGTTCGGATTGGAGGATTTTGGAATCCGCCATCTGCGTTCTTACTGCGATAGTAGAACACACCCGTCTGCTCGTAGATGTCTTGGATTTCAAGAGGCTGAAGTTCTCCGCCTCGCCCAAGCTGTACGTTCTCAAGTCCCTCGATGTCAACGATTAAGCCGTCAGGCTTAGCCTTGGCAATGGACTGCTGAAGCTTTAGGTGAGTAATCTGAATTTGGTCGGCAAAAGTGATAACGCTGCCCACCAAGCTCTTAGGAATCATACGGCGCAAGTTTACCGCGATGGCGCTGTATGAGAACCTAGCCCTGCTGAGGTCGTGAATGTTTTTTGGGATGTTTTTCTTTAGGCCGTAGTCAAACAAGAATTCTGTACCCACAATATACTTACCGCCATAAATGGTGGCATTCTGCATATAGACAGGCTCCCGGTCATAGACAGACTGAGATGGGGCTTTGTATTCATAGCCCTTGTAGTAGAATCCTATGTTTCCAAACCTAGATTCTTTTTTCTCGAAAACAATGTCGTCTACGCTAAGAAATTCAAATTCAAGGATAGAGACAGTGTACTGGTCGTATCCGTACTGGTACACACCAAGAGAAGAGTCGTAGTATGCCTCAGACAGCTTATCTGGATTGTTGCCAAAGTTATTGACGATGCTATTAGCCATTTGCTTGTACTGGTCCTCGGTGAATTGGTTTCCAGCCATACGCTTTAGCTCTTGTATCGACACGTTCCTAATGTGCCCCATATAGGTGCAGTCGCTAAGGTTCGGGTCGTCGGTGATGCTATGTATAAAATACGCTGGGTCAACGTAGTCCTCCTTTATGCCGTAGTTTGGGTCGTTGTTACGCTTAACGACAGCCATCCCTACCTCCACTAAATCCTGTACGTTTCTACGATAAATCTTTTCGTTGAAGTCGTTCCAGTTTAGCGTTAGGCGTGTGGCAATCTGCGCGGCAATCTCTGCCTGTGTTTTAATGCTAGTCTCAAAGAAAATCTCAGCCTCTTCTGTCGTCTCGGGTAATGCGTCTGGGTCAACAACAGTCTTTAGTCCAAGCTGCTTTGCCTCTGCAAACATTTCTTTGTTTTTGATGGCGGCGTTAATCTTTGCCCGCTCCCTATCCTTTTCCGTCTGTGATATTGGGTCAATAGCCTCCACGTTAGGGAAGGGCGCCGTGCCAAGTATTTTGTTGACTACAATCTTAACGAACTTCGGAATGATTGGTACCGGTGACCAGTCAATAGAGAGAAGCGCTCCATCCCCGTTGTTTGGGTCGAGGGAGGTAAGTATCTGCTTATATATGTTCGTGTCTTGTGTGCCGTTGGCGTAGTCCCTGTTAATTTGAAACTCCTTCCAACGGATGTTGTATAAAGACCCAGTGGTATTGACTCCGCCCCACTGAGAGTATACGCCTTTCGCGTACTGCAATCCGTATTCTTTCGTGACTTTCTTGGCGTGATTAGCCAATGGGTCAGGGAAGTTTACGTTGCTACTCACATAATTGTAATCCGACATATTAAAATATCCGTTATTGTGCAAATATACAGATATATCTAACGTCTGATTTCTCGACTCTTGCGAAAAAACACCTTATCGTTAAAATTAGCTTTTGGCTTTTCTGGAGCCACCTTCTGAGCGGCTATCAGCGCTAAGCCAGCGGATATTGTTAAGTCAAACTTAGTTCGGTCGTCAATCTTGAAGTTAATCCAGTCCTCAAGGGTTCTGTTGAAATACATTTTTCCAAACAGGCCACTCTCGTCGTTAGAGCCCACGTGGTGGTAGATGTATGCCTCAATCGCCTGAGCGTGAGCCTGAATAACGTCTTGGCTGTTGGATGGGATTCCCTTTGTCTTTACCGTTACGTGCGCGGAGGTAGAGGAAAGGTGTGCCGGCCTTGCCATTAAATATCCATCATAGCCTCTTGACTCAAAGTATCGTACAATGCCATATTTGTTGTTCTCCACCAACAGGGGGAAGCCATAAAATACCGAAGCCATCAAAACATCTTCATAGAATATTTTCGCCAGCGGTGGTCGCGACGCGTACTCTGCCACAAACATATTCGACGGGTACTGCATATTGAACTTAGTCATCAGGTGGCAGGCGCCTTTTGAAGAGCGTCCATCTGTTGTTGCGTCGAGGTCATAGGAGTCAACACCGCCACATCCAAGGAAGTCGTTAGGGGCAACCTTCTGATTTCTCTCTACCTGAATTTTGTTTCTAAGCTCAACAGGTGGCATCCACGTGATGCGCCATCTTCCGTTGGGGTCTGGCTTAAACATTACCTTGGTATCCTGAACTCCGGTCTCCCAACAAAAGTTACCAATCACCACCGGGTTGGGAAACAGCTCATCGTTGTATTGAATCTGCTCATAAATCTTGGTGATGTTAAACAGCGATGCTTTTGTAGAGTCTCGAAATGCCTCATCTTCGGTAAAAGGAAACTGACGAATAATCTCATTGAGCTCGTAGCTGTTATGCTGTTGGCCCTTGCGTTCGTTCTTCAAGAATGTCCTTGCCCCGATGGAGGTGAACGTGCCGTCCTCGGTGATTGTTGGTGCCGCTGGGTCTTCTATAATAGGCATCCCGTACTGGTCAAAGAATCCCTCAAGGGCTTCGTATGCTGGGATAAATATTTTATATAAACCGCTTTTAGTCCTCCCGTTTTCGTTTCTCTGATTTGGGTCGGAGTCGTGATAAAGGCCTCTGAACTCGCGACCTCCTCTGTCAAGGGGGTTTACGGTAGAGCCAATCATTGCCTTCCCAATCACCTTACGTCCAACGATAAGGCAGGTGCGGTGGATGCGCCATATCTCACGAATGTCAATGCCTTTCTCGTATTTTCCCGCTTCGTCGAAAAACAATCTATGGGCCTTGCTTCCGTCATAGGCATTCATAACTGTGTTCTTCCAGTTGATGATGGTGTCCAGTGCCTCTCCTCGGGTTGCCGTTTTATTGTTTTTGGTAATTCTTTTTGACGGCTCACGAAACGCAAGCTCCATACGCGGGTTTGTCGTTCCGTCTATTACCGGGGCAAAGAAAAACGGGTATCTTTTAAAGATGGGTATTACCTTGGAGCCCAAGACAGCCTCTTGTGCGTCGGCTCCTGTTTTGCTCATAATGCCAAGCAACTTATCCTTTACCTGAGAGCCTTCGTCCACCAGTGTGGCGGCACTCATATTGGTATAACCAGAGCGTCGGCACTTGGTATATATCTGACCAAGGCACCGAGGGTCTGCTTCGCAGGCCGCAAAGTGAAGGAAGAGCCTCCTCTGGAAGTCAAGATAGCTTGGATACCCAATGTCTATGCTGCTCCACTGGAGGAACATATAGTGGTGGCTTGTGATGTATGTCGCAATTCCGTTGTTGTAAAACCAAACTCCATCC